AAGATCTCTACCGATGCTATTATCCAGGTAAACTCAGGTCTATTAAATGAGAGAAGAGATAAAGTTATTGGTTATTTACATAAAGCTTTAAAACCTCTTAATCAATTATCAATGATGGAAGATTCTATGGTAATCTATAGAATTAGTAGAGCTCCTGAGCGTAGAATATTCTATATTGATGTCGGTAACCTTCCTAAAAACAAAGCAGAATCTTATTTGGCAGATACTATGAACAAGTATCGTAATAAGATTGTATATGATTCATCTACAGGTGAAATAAAAGATCAGAGAGATCATAAATCAGTTATGGAAGACTTCTGGTTACCTCGTAGAGAAGGTGGAAGAGGTACAGAAATTACTACATTACCGGGTGGTCAAAATCTAGGTGAGGTAGAGGATATTGTATATTTCCAGAGGAAATTATATAGAGCGTTAAATGTTCCATTATCAAGACTAGAACAGGATTCTACATTTAATGTAGGTAGATCATCTGAAATTACTCGTGATGAATTAAAGTTTCAGAAGTTTATCGATAGAATTAGAAATAAATTCTCTCATCTATTCTTAGAAGCATTAAAACGCCAATTAATATTAAAAAATATTATTGTTCCGTCTGATTGGTCACAACTTAGACATGATTTATCTATTGAATTTGCTAGAGATAATTATTATGCTGAATTAAAAGAATCAGAAATTCTTAAAGAGCGTTTAGAAAATCTTGCTTTGTTGGATGAGTATGTAGGAACTTATTATTCTAAGGAATATGTTAAGAAGAAAATATTACGTCAGAGTGATGAGGAGATTGAAGAAATCATCAAACAAAACCAGGAAAGTGGTGATGACGAAGAAGACTTTGAGGATGAAATTTAATTTTTTATAAATAAAGGTAACGTATGGATACAAATGATTTGATTGATAATATTAAAAGCGGCGATGTCGCTAAAAGTAATAATATTTTTAATAGTATTATGAAAGATAAAATTAACGATGCTCTAGATGCGAAAAAGCAAGAAGTTGCTAGTTCTGTATATGGGGTAGAGGATGAGGCACCGGAGACAGATGCAGACGTTTAAAGAAAGTTTTAATTTGCTAATTGAAAAGAAGTTAGGTTTACCTAAAGGCGAAAAAGTCGCTAAAGAACTTAATAAGTTAGGAAAGAAGAAAAATGTTTCTGCGGTTATTACAAACAAAAATGTTTTGTATGTTAATGGTGATAAATTAGACAAATTCAAATCTGTTAAGGATGCTGAAAAGGCACTAAAAGATTTTTTAAAGGTAATGGACCTATGAAACTAATTGCAGAATATAACGAATCAAATTTAGGTTTTACTATTCAAGAAGGAAAGAATGGTAAAAAAGACGTGTTTATCGAAGGTGTCTTTATGCAAGCTGAAGGTAAGAATCGTAATGGGAGAATTTATCCCAGAGAGGTTTTACAAGCAGCAGTAGATAGATACGTAAACGAACAAGTTAAGACTGGTAGAGCGGTAGGTGAGTTAAATCACCCAGAAGGCCCTTCTATTAATCTTGACAAAGTTAGCCACAAAATTACTGAGCTTCATTGGGACGGTAATAATGTGGTTGGTAAAGCACTTATTTTGGATACTCCTATGGGCCAAATCGTAAAGGGTTTGGTTGAAGGTGGTGTGCAACTTGGTGTTTCAAGTCGCGGTATGGGAAGTTTAACAACAAAGAATGGTGTTGCTACAGTAGGTGACGATTTTCGTCTTTCTACAGTAGATATTGTTCAGGATCCATCTGCTCCTAATGCTTTTGTAAATGGCATTATGGAAGGAGTAGAATGGAAAATGGATAAAGATGGACACTATATCCAAGTTGAAGAGCAATGTGAAGAAGGTGAGACAGAAATGATGGAGGCCGATAAATCTGCAGATCAGATTAAGGCATTTGAACATTTCCTCTCAAAACTATAACTCTTTTGGAGTAAATTTATGTCTGAAGAAATCAAACAAGACGACGTTATCGCAGAAGAAGTTGTGGCTGAGGAAACGGTAGTAGAGGAAGTAGAGACTCAAGAAATTGAAGAATCTGTTTCTGATGACGCGCCTTTAACAGAAGCCCGTACTATTTCAGCAATTAACGCTCAATTGGCAGAGATGTCAAAAGATGACCTTGATTCTATTCTAGAGGCAGCAAAAGACAAAACGAAAGTTGAAATGTCTGATGATGACGAAGAAGAAGATGAGGACGATGATGAGGAAGGCGAAGTTGAATCTGAAAAGAAAATAGAGAAGAAAGAATCTAAAAAGGTTCAGAAAGAAGACGCATTTAAAGCTGATGTTGATGCATTAGTTGAGGGTGAAGATCTTTCAGAAGACTTTAAGGCGAAAGCTTCTACAATTTTCGAATCAGCTTTACACGCTAAACTCAAAAAAGAAGTTTCTAAATTAGAGGAGCGTTATGCTTCAGATTTAGAAGGTGAAGTAAAAGCAATTAAAGAAGATTTAGTTGATAAAGTAGATGGTTACCTTAACTATGTAGTTGAGAACTGGATGAAAGATAACGAAGTTGCTATTGAGCATTCTTTGAAGTCTGAAATCACAGAATCATTTATCGACGCTATGCACAATGTGTTTACTGAGCATTATATCAATGTTCCTGAAGATAAAGCTGATATCGTTGACGCTTTAACTGAAGAAGTTACTGATGCTAAAGCACAATTGGCGGAGGCTACTGATCAAGCTAAAGAGCTTTTAGAGAAAGTTAAAGCTTTCGAAAGAGCGGAAATTGTTGCTGAAGCATGCGAAGGCCTAGCTGCTACTGAAGCAGATAAACTTAAAGAATTAGCAGAAGGTATTGAAGCTTCTGATAATGAAGAGTTTTCTGATAAATTAGCAACTATCAAAGAGTCTTACATGAACGTTAAGCAAGATGCAACTGAAGAAAAAGTAGATGCTATTTCTGAAGATGCGGCTGAAGAAGAAACGCAAGTTGTTGATGCTACAATGGCGTCATATCTTGATGCAATCAAAAACACATCTAAATAAGGAGAGATCATAATGTCAGATCAAAACACTCACAGCCTACAAGAAAAGTGGGCTCCTGTACTAGAATCAGAAGATGCTGGTGCAATTAAAGATGCTCATCGTAAAGCCGTAACTGCGGTTGTACTTGAGAACCAAGAAAAAGCTCTTCAAGAGCAAAAGTTAAACGAAGCTGCTGTAGCTGGTGATGCACAGAATTGGGATCCAGTTCTAATTTCACTAGTTCGTCGTGCTACTCCAAACCTAATCGCGTTTGACGTAGCTGGTGTACAAGCTATGACTGGTCCAACTGGTCTTATCTTCGCTATGAAGTCAACTTACGACACTACTGCTGGTGGTACTACAGCTGGTGACGAAGCGTTGTTCAACGAGCCTGATACAGCATTCTCTGGTCCTATGTCAACTGCGACTGCAGAGACAACTACTATGAACCAGATGGGCTTCACTATCGATAAGACTTCGGTAACTGCTCAATCACGTGCTCTTAAAGCTAACTACACTGTTGAATTAGCACAAGACCTTAAAGCGATTCATGGTCTTTCTGCTGAAACTGAATTAGCAAATATCTTATCTACTGAGATTCTTGCTGAAATCAACCGTGAAATCATCGACAGAATGAACACTAATGCTATTGCTGGTACTGCTTTTGACGGTGCTATCGGTACTGGTTCAACTGGCGGTCGTTGGGAAGTTGAAGTATACAAGAACCTTGTAACTACTATCGAAAAAGAAGCTAATGCAATTGCTACAGCTACTCGTCGTGGTAAAGGTAACTTCGCTATCGTTTCTCCAAACGTAGCTGCAGTTCTTAACGCTACTGGTTCTATGAGCTATGGTCCTACTGCTTCTATGAATGTAGACGCAACTGGTAACCTATTTGCTGGTACTTTAAATGGTGGTATCGCAGTATATGTTGATCCATATGCATCAAGCGATTACGTAACTGTTGGTTATAAGGGTTCTAATCCTTATGATGCTGGTATGTTCTATTGCCCATACGTTCCTTTATCAATGATGAAGACTGTTGGTGAGAACGACTTCCAACCAAGAATCGGTTTCAAAACTCGTTATGGCATGGCTGACAATCCATTTGTTCAAGCTGGTGCAGGTAACAACGTTTACTACCGTTCATTCTCTGTTTCTAATATCTAATATTAGTTTAACTAAGAAATATAAGAACCCTGCTTCGGCAGGGTTTTTTATCGTATAAATAAAGACATGAGTAATAATTATTTAAATCCGACATCCTTTGTATTGTCATTAGATAATCAAACGAATCCTAATGCTGAATTTACAATACAAACTATGATACTTCCAGATGTTTCGACGACTGGAGCAGCATTTAATTCTCCATCGCGTAATATACTAGTATCTGCAGATAAGATTGTATATGGTGATTTTGAATGTTCATTTCTAGTTGATGAGGATCTTATTAACTATAAAGAAATTTATGATTGGTTATATCAACAAGTAGATACAGATGTTGGCGTTGATACTCGTGATTTAACTCTTACTATTCTATCAAGTGCTAATAATGTAACAAAACAAATTAAATTTGTAGATGCATTTCCTACAAGTTTATCATCATTACCATTTGATATTACCACTACAGATGTTGAATATCTAACTGCTGTAGTTTCTTTTTCTTATTCTTATTTTGAGATAATGTAAAAACCTATATAATATTATGAAAATGTATGATATAGACCCCAGTCTACAGGTCTTTAAAGAATGTGAACAATTCCTGAAAGATCAAGAATGGTATGTTGGTGGCACTGGTTTAGGTGCAAAATATGGTAATAATCACGAAGAACAGTCTGTAGAATCACCTGATGAAGGTGGCATCATAGCTAAACTCAATCCTAATGGAACAATCAAAGGCTCTGCTGATTGGGTTGAAGTTCCTAATGCTTCAGGTGTTTGGAGAACGCCGTTTGGTTGGAATGATGAATCTGTGAGGAGAAGAGCTCCTAAAGTCTGGGATTTATTTGATTATGTAAATAAAACATTCTTAAATAACTCAATGACAATTGAAGGATTCCCTGAAGAAATAGCAGCCACCAGAAAACTCTATAGTCCAAAATATGGTAATGATCCTACAGTACCTACTTATGGCACAATGCCTGAACCTGGTCATATGCCAGCCATTTGGACTTGTTATGGAATAGCTAAAACTGGTGGCCCTAGATTAGAAGACGGAAGATCTGTAAATATGAAGGGGTCACAAAGGAGAATTGGCACTGTTGGTATTCATATGGATGCTATTCCTGAAGAATATGAAGAAGGATATTTTTCTATACTAATTAATATGAATAGTTTTTGGAAACCATCTTGGGGTGGTGATCTAATATACTATGATTTAGAGGATCCGGAGACTGCTGATGAAGTTCACTTCAGAAGAGGTTATGGTATTGGTTATGCCTCAGGTGTAGCTCCTCATAAACCAGCAAGTGTAATTGTTGTACCCGCAAATGCACTACATACAGCAGCCAATGATAAATTTATGCCTCAAAGAGGTGATTATCTTAGACGTATCATGTTTAGATGCAAATACAAAGATTTACATAACCCTTATACGGAAGAAGAAGAATGACTATACCTGTAATAAAAGAATATAATATAGGGAAAGATAATCCCTTATTAAGAAAAGTTGATACATTAGTTACTAATTCCTATTGGTATTTAGGTGGAAGTGGTTTAGGTGCGAAGTCTGCTTGGGGAGGTAACGTAGAACAAAATGTGGTAAACGATAAATCTTTAGTTGATAATCCTGATGGATATACTGGAATGTATGGTGATGGTAAAGCCATGAGAGTAAAATTAAACCGGGATGGAACTATACGAGATTCAATGCATTGGAAAAAACATCCTGCTGCATCTGGTGTTTATAGACAACCTTGGGGTTGGAGTAATTCATCGGTAAAGAGAAGAGCCCCTGAAATATATGAATTATTTCAATATATCAATAAAGAATTTCTGGATGGTCAATTTGCCATGAATGGATTTGGTGAAGAAATTGGTGGTACTCGACCTATGTGGAGTGAACAATTTGGTGATGATCCTGAAATACCAGGTTATGGTAAATTACCAGATGTAGGAAATCCTCCAGGTATTTGGACCTGTTATGTTACAGGAAAGGCCGGCGGTATTCTATTAGAAAATCCGAATGGTCCTAAGCCAAGAAGAAGTTCCTTCAGAATGAGAGGTTCAGCCGGTTTACATAGAGATGCTGCGGTTATTAAAGAAGAAGATGGAAAAGATTATTATTCATTGGTTGTATGTTTAAATCCTGAATGGTATCCATCTTGGGAAGGTGCTGCACGTTATCACGAAACAATTGATAATCCATTTGAGGCAGACGAAACGCATTGGAAACGTGGATATGGTTTAGGACATCCAACATCTATTCATCCACAAAGGCCAGGATCTGTATATTTAGTACCTGCCACAGCTGTTCATTCAGGATTAGATTTATACATTCCTGGTAGACCTGATTATCAAAGAAGATTGTTATTCAGAATTAAAAGAATTGGAGCTCCACATTATATAAGTCCTGAATTAAAATGTGAATGTGGCTGGAGTGGCGTTATTCCTGCGAATGCGGAATGTCCTAAATGTGGTAAACACATAGATGTACGAAATGCCTGGGGTGAACCAACTTGGGTTGATGATAATTCTATCGGCGAACCAAATCCTAGAATCGTTGAATTATTAAATTCAGCTGAAGGAGCTAAGACAGAAGGCAGATTATACCCGGGCAATGAAGAATATAAACATAACGCTTGGTCGTATGTTGGGTCAAATACTCCCTGGTATTGTCCGGTGCATACAGAATCCGGCGGACATTAATGGAAGAAATTGATATTGATTTATCATTTCTTAATCCATTATACGATAAAATCAAACAAAAAGATACTAGTAAACTCCCCATTATAGAAAGAAATCTTAATAGAGGAAAATTCGGAGTATCTGAAAGATATTTGGAAATTGCCAGAGTTGAGAACGATGGTCCTCCAAATATGATGAAAGGTTGTGAATTTCTAGATAAGCCTATTGATGGTTGGCAAGATATTATTGATGATGTTAATAATCTCTTACCATTTGGTAAACCTGCTATATTTGCTTATTATCCCAAGAATGGATATATTGGTTGGCATGATAATAGTGATGCTCCTGGTTATACTATACTTTTTAATCATTCTGAAGATGGAAATGGTTTTTATAGATTCGTCAATGAATATAATCAAATAATAACTATTCAAGATAAAGTAGGTTGGTCTTGTAAAACAGGTTATTATGGAACACGTCCGAATTCTACCTTCCATTGTGCTTATACTGAGAATCCAAGGTGGAGTATCGCATATATTTTCAAAAAAAAGTCAGAATACCGGTTGACATTTAATCAATTATATGGTATAATGTAAATATATGATAAAAAAGATACAGAACAACTATCCACATATTGAATTTATTTTTGACGAAGATTTAGAATTATCTATTGATGGTTCTTTCTATCATGATGATGGAGCTATAGAAATACATTATAATGATAATACTAGTGAAGAAGAGTTACTTTTAACTTGTGCACATGAGGATCGTCATTTATATCAACATTTAAAAAGAAATAATACAAGACATCACAAAGGTTGTTATCTATCAGATCCAGACGAAGTAGACGCATACGGTACTATTGATTTAGTACATGCAGTGTCTAAACACGGTTGGAAAGAAGCATTTAATC